AGAAGCAGTTGAGCATAAGACGGCGATTGATGATGTTGTGGAGCTTGATATAACGGAGTTAGAATGATGAACAGCGAAGGGCTTGATGATTACGTTTGCTACCTGATAATTTCAACGCTGATTGGTTACTTATTCGCAACTGCTCACTACTCGCTTAAAATAGCCGCTTTATAGCGGCTTTCTTTTGCGCTATACTCAGCTAATCTGCCAGCGGTGCTGGTGTTTATTGAGCGGTGCTTGATATGAGTGAGTTAGGGCGACCATCTAAATACAAACCTGAGTACATTGAGCGAGCTTTAGAGTTTGTCGGAGTGCAAGGTAAATCTGTTACTCAGTTTGCTTTCGAGCTTAGAGTTAGCAAGTCAACTGTCTATCTGTGGGCGCAAGAACATCAAGATTTTTCGGACGCATTAACGCTGGCGCAAGAGTGGAGCCAAGCAGCTTGGGAAACTAAGCTAGAAGACATGATGCTTTCGAGAGAGGTTAACGCGCCTCTTGTGAAACTGTATTTTGCAAACAGATTCAAGTGGACTGATAAAGCTCCGGCTGATGAAGATGAAGAAACAAAAGCACAGCCATTGGCGATCACTTTTGAAGTTAGACATGCAGCAGACAGCATAGAAATAACTAATGCTAAGTCTTAGCGCACCGCAGAACATATTCCTTAATGGCCTGAATACCAAATATCGCGCTTACGTTGGCGGTTTTGGTTCTGGCAAGACGTTTGTCGGCTGTTTGGACTTGCTGATATTTGCAAGCCAGAACCCAAAGACGGTGCAAGGTTACTTTGGCACTTCTTACCCTTCTATAAGGGATATTTTCTATCCGACATTTACCGAAGCCGCAGAAATGATGGGCTTTCGTGTTGACATTATCGAGAGCCACAAAGAGGTTCACATCTATCGTGGGCGCGTTTATTACGGGACTGTAATTTGTCGATCAATGGATAATCCTGCATCTATCGTAGGCTTTAAGATTGCCCGAGCTTTGGTTGATGAAATCGACACGCTACCAAAAAACAAAGCAACTCTTGCGTGGAATAAAATCGTCGCCCGCTTGCGCTTGGTTATTCCGGGCGTTGAAAACGGAATAGGCGTTACAACTACGCCGGAAGGGTTCTTATTCGTTTACAGTAAATTTAAAGAGAATCCAACACAAAGCTACTCAATGGTGCAGGCTTCGACTTATGAAAACGCCGACTATCTGCCACCTGATTACATTGATACGCTGCTAGAGACTTATCCAGCAGGCTTAATTCAAGCCTATTTGCGCGGTCAGTTTGTTAACCTTACATCCGGTAGCGTTTACCCGTCATATAATCGGCAGCGCTGCAATTCTCACGAAGTTATTCAACCGCATGATCACTTAATCATCGGAATGGATTTTAACGTTGGTAAAATGGCTGCTTGCGTATTTGTGCAGCGTCCAACAGGTATGCACCAAGTCGCAGAGATTAGCGGCGGTCAAGATACGCCATACATGATTAAGCTAATCCAAGAGCGCTGGCAGTCGCAAGGCCACAGAATATCAATCTATCCAGACGCGAGCGGGAAGAACACAAGCAGTAAAGGCGCTTCCTTGTCTGATATTGGATTGCTTGAGAATGCTAAGTTCTCAGTTATCGCGCACGATTCAAACCCAAGAGTTAAAGACAGGGTTATATCTGTGAACAAAGCTTTTGAAGAAGGGCGCTTGTGGATTAATGCCGCAGCCTGTCCAGAGTCGGCGAAGTGCATCGAGCAGCAGCCATACGACAACAACGGCGAGCCAGACAAGAAAGGTGGCCTTGACCATCAATCTGACGCATTTGGTTATCCTGTTTGCTACTTGATGCCGATTGTTAGACCAATCACAGCGCCGCTAGCATGGGGCCGCAGATGATAGACCTAGCAGATCATCAACCGCATATTGTCGTTGCAACTGCTGAAGCTGTGCATGTTATCTGTCTAACGGATATTCGCTTGCTCGCGCAAGGTTTGCCGTACAACGGTGATAGCGCTACAATGATCCAAATACTTGCAACAGCATTGAGAGATTTAATAGATGAGTCTAACCGCTGATCAACTACGACATGAAGCAATGCTGCAACGAGTGGCGACGGGTTTGCTTAAAACTAACGTCTACCCGTCGCTCGCTGATGCTTACAAGTCAGTTCGCGAAATCCTGTTAGCTCAAGAGGAAATAAAAAGCGCAGCACAGCTTAACCGGATAACGAAAGCTATCAGCAAGTCAGTAACCGAGATTTACTCGACAGGATGGCAAGAAGCTACCAAAGAATTGCAAGGCTTAGCGGTTTACGAGTCGAGCTACTATGCGGAGCTTATTGGAAAATGGAATGACGTTGAGTTAGCCGCTCCAGGCTCTAAGTCGATTTTGGATTATGTCAATGCAGCTTTGATGGCGCTTGGTGAAGGCGAGCGCGCAAAGGTTGGCGCGTGGGCTGAGTTTGTGAACACTGCGACTCAAGAATACGCGCAGCAATACAACAACCTTGTGAAGATTGGCTACACTCGCGGCGCAACGGTTCAGCAGATAGCGCGATCATTAAAGACTTTCAACGATGGACTTGCACGACAACAGGCCGAAGCATTGGCGCGCACCGGAGTGATGCACTACGCACAAAGCGCACGCGAAGCAATGGCAGTTGATAACCGCGATATTATCGACAAGCGTTACTTTATGGCGCTATTGGATAATCGCACAACGCTTGGTTGCAGGTCTTTACATGGGCGCACTTGGCAGTTAGAAGATGACAGCTATGTTAGGCTGCCTCGGCATTTTCGCTGCCGCTCAAGTTATGTCTATCTGCTAGAAGGCCAAGACAAGCCTATCGGTATGGCTCCGGCTATAGGCTCAGGTGCAGATTATCCGAAAGAAGGCGACGAAAAGCCGACATACAAAGGGCGCAAGGACATTGGAACATTCAAGATTGAGCAAGTGCCTGCTGATATTTCGCCGGACACATGGTTAAGGCAGCAGTCGCGTGAATTTGTCATTGACTCACTCGGCAAGACTCGCGCAGAGCTATTTTTAGATGGCGGATTGAAGATTGAAAGCATGACTGACACCTTTGGTAATCCGTTAACATTAGAGCAGTTACGCGAGCGAGATTCAGCCAGTTTTGCCAAAGCCGGACTTTAGCAGTAAACTATTAAAAACGATTAGAGGCGCAACATGCAGCAGATCATATTACACACCGAAGCGGCGCTGATGTTGCCGAAGATTGAGGAAACAAGAATTGCCTTGGCTGGTGAGTTCTTTGTTAAACAAGCTCAGTATGATTTATTGCCGCATCCGAGCGACGGCGATAAGACAACGGTTGATGCTAAGAATCGTTATGCGATTTACATTGCAAACGCCGAGTATCAAAACTACGGCGGTCAAACGCTTGCATCACTGCTTGGCCGGATGAAGATCAAAGAAGCTGATATTCAAATTCCTGAACGCTTGAGCTACTTACTTGAGTCTGCCGACAATGACGGCACATCATTAACTGGCATGATTGAGCAAACCGCATCGGAGCTAATGCCCATTAAATGGCAGGTGCTTGTTTCTGACTATCTTGGTTTGTCAGAAGTAGATTTGACTGATGTTTCAATCGAAGACGTTAAGCGTGCCAATCCTCGCGCCACAATCAAAGCCTACAACCGCGATAAAGTGGTTAACTGGCATTTCTCGCGCATCAATGGTGCGATGCAGTTGACTTACATCATGCTACGCGAAGACGGCACAGAGTTTGATCCGTACACAGCGAAGCACACTGTCATCGAGTCATACTTGATCTTGGCGCTTGATGAAGAAGGCAACTACTATCAGCAAAAGATTGTTAAGCGCTTAGCGGGACTTGAAGAAGGTGAGCGCAGCTACATGACTGTTAACGGATCCGCGTTAACTTGGCTACCCGTTACATTCGCATCAGATGAAGAAATCAAAGCGGGCGCATTACCGAAACAAATGGGATTTATCAGCCCGATTTGCGACTTGGCATTAGCTCGCTATCGAATGAGCGCCGAGTATAAAGAGACTATTCGCAACTTACCGCCGACGACTTACGTTTTCGGTGCGCGCGCTAACTTCATTGAACAATTTGAAGCAGCAAACGGGCGCAGCTACATTGAGACAGGCTCAGGCAGTCGCAACACGTTACCGGAAGGCTGCACAGTTGAAGTGATTGGCTGTGAAACTTCAGTTCAACCGTATGAGTCATACTTTGAGCGCAACACGCAAGAGGCGCGACAAATGGGCGCAGTGCTGCAAGGTGATGTTAAAGCTGCAACAGCTACAGAAGCAGAGATTGCAGCAGCAGAGAATAACGCTCGCTTAGTTGCATTGGCTCAAGGCTTAGAGTCTGCATATCAGAAAGCAATTCTATACTGCGGCATGTTTGAAGGCTTATGGGGCGCTGATGCCATCGAGCAGAACATGGATCAAGTAGTAATCAGCCTTCCTCGCACATTCGCTAAGTCGAAGTTATCTGTCGAAGAGGTGCGCGTGATTATGGAATTGGTGCTTGCAGGATTGAAGCCGCAAGAGCTAGCAATTCGCGAGCTATCTGAAGGCGGTTGGTCTATGGATGATGCCGAGGCAGTGCTAAATGCCATTGACAGTGGCGATAATTTGACGGTTCGGTAAGACAGGTATAAAATCACTACAGCGACGCGGTGCGTCATAACCAGAGGCGGTGCCTATAATGTTTGTTGAATCATTGGACAAAGTGCCAGAAGATTGGCGCGATCAGTTCGTAGAAGTAGAAATCGACGGTAAAAAAGGTTATCAAGACAAAGATAGTCTGGCGCTAAAACAACTAGCGTTTAACGTCAAAGAAGAAAACAAGACGGTCAAAAGCCGTTTATCAGAATTTGAAAAGCAGCAAGCAGAAAAGCTGGCTGAAGCAGAGCGCAAAGCACTTGAAAAGCTGAAGGCTGAAGGCAAAACGGATGAAATCATTGCCGACCTTGAGCGCCGACATGGTGAGACAGCGAAGCAAGCGCAAGAGCGCATTGACCGCCTCATGGGTAGCATCAAGACCGAAAAGCGCTCTGCACTTGTAGCAGATTTAGCAAGCGAGTTAGCAACAGACTCAGGCAGCAAAGCATTTAAGCGCCTAGTTGCAGACCGTATCGACATTGACCCAGAAACGGGTAAAGTTACGTTTTTAAATGATGATGGCGGTGCCTCATCGTTAGATTTGGCAGGGTTCAAAGCGGAGTTGTTGAAAGATGATAGCTTTGCGCCACTGCTTAAAGCAGGCGTTGTTACCAAAGGCGGTGGCAATGCTCAAGGCTCAACAGGTCAAGGCGGTGCCAGCAAACCTAAAGCCACACGCAGCCAATTCGAATCAATGAATCCGGCTGAGAAAATGAGTTTCATTAAATCCGGTGGCATGGTCACCTAATAAACAATTGAGGGCTTTAAAATGTCTAACACTTTAACAAATTTGGTTCCTGACCTGTACGCAGCGCTTGACGTTGTATCGCGTGAATTGGTTGGTATGATCCCAGCTGTTACGATGGATGCTCGCGTAGATCGCGCTGCTGAAGGTCAATCAGTGCGCGTTCCAGTTGTTCCAACTAACGCTAGCTCAAACATCACTCCAGCAATGGGTGTTCCTGCTGAAGCCGATCAGGTTATTGGCAACACATCTATCGTCATCAACAAAGCAAAATCTGTTCCTTTCTCTTGGGAAGGTAACGAGCAAGTTGGCTTGAACTCTGGCGTTGGTTATGGCAACGTGCGAGTAAACCAAATTGCACAAGCAATGCGTACTTTGGTTAACGAAATTGAAGCTGACCTTTGTGGCTTACATAGCACTATGTCACGCGCTTTCGGCACTGCGGGCACTACTCCATTCGGTACATCTGGCGACTTCACTGACGCAACTCAGGCTTTAAAAATCCTGAAAGATAACGGCTCGCCAACTCAAGATAACCACTTAGTTGTTAACACTTCTGCTGGTGCAATCTTCTTAGGTAAGCAATCAAACGCTTCAGTTGCCTTTGAACCAACAATTATGAACCAAGGCGTTTTCCAAACATTATCAGGCATGGCAATTCGTGAATCTGGTCAGGTTGTTAACTTTACCAAAGGCGCTGGCGCTGGCTACTTAGTAAACAACGGCGCAGGCTATCCAATCGGTGCAACCTCAATTGTTGTTGATACTGGCACTGGCGCTGTATTGGCTGGTGATGTTGTTACTTTCGCAGGCGACACAAACCAGTATGTTGTAGCAACTGGCGTAACTGGTGCAGGCACTTTAGTATTGGCTGCTCCAGGGTTGCGTAAAGCTGTTTCTGATAATGCTGCAATCACTTTAGTTAACAGTTCGGCTCGCAACATGGCATTTAACCGCTCTGCTATCGTATTGGCTACTCGTATGCCACAACGACCAGAAGAAGGCGACATGGCTCTTGATGTAATGACTATTCAAGATCCGCGTTCAGGTTTGGCTTTTGAAGTGTCGATCTATCCAGGCTACCGCAAAATCCGTTACGAAATTGCGCTTGCTTGGGGTGTTAAAAACATCAAGCCAGAGCATACTGCGTTACTGTTGGGTTAATAGCCAACAAAATAAAATCAGGCGGCTTAGGTCGCCTTTTTTATTGCCTATTTCAAAGCGTTGCGCTAATCTATTGAAATTACCTCTAGGTTTGGCGACTAATGGCCGATGCAAGGTTACAGACTAAAGCTGCTTCCTCAGCTTGTTATAGCTTCCTTGTTGAAATTGTCGCAGGCAGGTTCTTTCCGTTGACATATACGGTTTCTACCTTTCCGTCGTAGCTGCTCGATGCCGAAGCCGCAGCAAACAGACCAGCCTTGTGCTGGTTTTGTTTTTTGTGTTGACTGTATGCGCAAATGTGATACATTTAGGCTTCGATTAACTAATGAGGTTTGGGAAATGAATAAGCAGGAATTGATTGATAAGGCGGTACATGAATTAAAAGGCGTTTTGAGAAACCATAAAGACTACTTTTTTAACTTAGGAATTATGCAGCTATATTTTCCAGAAGGAAGTTTCTCCACCATGCCAGTATGCACAACCGAAGAATTCCAACAACGCGCCCGCGAGCTAGGCTACATAAACGGCTATCGTTGGGGTGTTGAATATCCGACCAATGGCGAGAAGCCTGATTTGCCGGATGATGTAGACATACAGTACTGGACATCTGAGTTTGGCAGACATGCTGCAAATGTTATTTCGTTAAATTGGTCGCATGATTATGATAAATGCTATCCTGCTATTAAGTTCAAAATAACCGACGAACGCTACAAACCAGCAGATACAAGCTATCTTTATTCTGTAAGTGAAATTCCAGAAAGTAAGTCAAATGCTGAAAACATAAGCGATTGGTGGGATTATGAAGCGCAAAAGGCTGTTACTTTGCCGCCTGTTGGTGTTGAGTGCCAATACTTGTCGGGCAATGGTAAGTGGGATTCATGCAGCTTGGTTTTTGTGACTGATTACGTGGTTGTAATTGAAGGTTTAGCATCTGGCACAGAAAAGGTTCAGATTGCTTATAATTTTGGTTATTGGCCAGACTTCCGCCCACTAGACTACAACCGCAAAGCTGAAGCAGAGAAAAAGCGCGTGGTTGATGCTGCTTTTGCGTCGCTATCTGAATTCAATAAGGCGCATCAAGTGCTTGGTGAGTTATATGACGCAGGCTTCTTGCGTATGCCTGCTGAATAAATGCTATACTAAATCGCCGGAGCTTCTTATGGATGAGTCGCGGCGATAACTTAACTTTTGGAGAATTATAAATGCCTAAGCAAAGCACGCCAATCAAAGAAAAGCCAGTTAACTCAAATGGCAAAAAGCCAGCTAAAAAATGAGTAACGAAGCAGCTTTGATTGTCATTGTGGCAATATGGCTGTTTAGTGGCAGAGGGTTAAACCTCTGCTTTTTAATCATTGCCTACTACGTCACATTCTTAATAACTTCTGTTAGCGGCATCTTTGATACGTTTATTGCGGACAGCGAAACAACCTACGGCACATACGCAATTCAATGCAGCTTAGATAGCCTAGCGCTTGTATCTGTCATCGCTTTATCAAGTTTTCATCAAAACTTTAAAAGGATTTATTTAGCGTATGGCGCTATCATTGGAACGAGCTTATTGCTAAACGGCGCGATGCTGTTAGATCAATTAGCGGGCTTTTCAATGATTTATAAAGCGCACGCTATACGTCAAGAGTTTTCGATACCGCTTGACGTGCTGTTTGCGGTGCTAGGGAGTGCAGCCGTTGAGCGAACAAATATTAATCGTCGTTTGCGTACTGGTGACAGTTCAAACTATAATCGCTTTAATAGTGATTCTAAATTTATGTAAGGCCATGAAACATGAGCGACGAACTGATAAACCTGCGACAGAAAGTAGACCAACACGAACGCGAGATTATCGCGATTCAAACCTCGACGCGTGAAATGATAGACGGCCAAAAGTCATCGACTAAGGCCATTCAAGAATTAGTTGCAACGCTAGAGCGATACATGGTTAAGCATGATCATGTAGCAGCACAATCGGTAGAGCTAACAAAAGACGTCAGAGCTTTGCGCGAGCAAGCCGCAGCTAATCAGCCAATGATTGACAGTATCAGGAACTTCGGCGGAAAGATTAGTTGGTTGCTGGTTTCTACTTTACTAAGCCCCGCAGCTATTGCAGCTTTGTTTGCCTTCGGGGGTAAATAAATGGCTACAGTCGGCACGAATTCATACACTACGGCGGCAGCTTATGAGGCTTATGCAGCAGAGCGCGGTATCACTGTCAAGCATCACACGCTTGATCAGGATTTAATCTTGTCAGCCGACTTCATCGACACTTATTACAACTTCAAAGGTCAAGAGCTAGCCGCAACACAGGCAATGAGCTTGCCAACTGATGTTGTTGCGATTGCTGATATTAGCAAAGCGGCATTAAAAGCTGTTGAGCTTCAGCAGGATGGCAGATTGTCACTTGATGCAACTGTGCTTGCTGGCGGATTAGTTGCGGCAGAGTCTAAGTCACTCGATGGAGTTGGTTCAAAGTCGGTTAGCTACGAATCCGGCTCACAAGTCACATATAAGCCGCGAGTGCCTGAACTTGATCGCTTGCTGATGCCGTTTGTTAAAGGCAATTCAGGATTGCAAAGGGGCTAATATGGCTACCACAAAGCAAGAATTCAAAGACCTAGCAAGCGAGCTTATCAATGATGAGTTTGCCGACTTTCGCCAGGCTTTAGTTATTACAAGTGGCGGCACTTATAATCCGGTTACTGAATCGTACACAGGCGCAACTCAGCGCTCCTATCAAGCGATTAAATTTGGCGTTGACCTAATTGATTGGCAAGGCACTGACGCGCAGCAGAGCGACACTGGAGCGGTTTATGCGCGCATTGATAGTTTTGCACCAAGTGTAGGCGATTATTGCACATTGGGCGGAGCAGCTATGTCAATCATTGCCATTAAGCTAGATGCTGCTGATGCTACTGTTAAGTTAGTGTTGAGGGTGCGCTAATGGCTATCGACTACGAAAAAGAGTTATCCATTAGTGCAGAGTTAACGGCTGACATTGCGCAAGAAGTTCGCAAGTTGGGCATCTTAGTTGATCAGGCTGTTGTTTCTGCAACGCCATTCGATACGGGTCGGGCAAAGTCTAACTGGTTGATGGGCGTAAACACTCCGCCAAGCGGCACGAATGAAAGCGACATTGACAAGACTGGCAGTTATTCAATCGCACAAGCTAAAGCTGTTGTCGAGGGCTACCCATTAAACGAATTGCCAGATTTGTGGATAGTAAACAACTTGCCGTATATTCAGCGATTAAACGAGGGCTGGTCTGCTCAGGCTGGCAGTAAATATGTAGAAACAGCAATTGCACAGGCGGTAAGCTATGGCAGATAAAAGATTTAGCGAAGCGGTAAAAAGTATTACTGCAAAGATTGTTGGCGCTCCGCCAGCAGGCGTATCAATTTACTATCCGAATCAAGCGGGATGGCAACAGCCAGCTAAAGCACCTTGGGCGCGGATCAATGTTATCAATACCGCATCTAATAACGTGGCTGTGGGCGGTGGCGCAGCTTGGGTGCGTAGAAACGGTTTGCTAGTGGTTGACGTATTCACGCCAAAAGGCTCAGGCGTTAACAATAACCTAGCGCTGTGCGAGTCATTCATTGCGCTGCTAGAAAACACCGAATTTGGCAATGTAAAGACATTCGAAGCTAACACTGCTAAAATTGAGGACGACCCATGGCTGGGTTATCAAGTAACTATTAATTTTTATTGTGAGGGGTTCTAAACATGCCAACAACTGTATCAGACCGTCAAATTGTTGGCGGTGATTGGAAATTCTACCTATCTGAGCAAACCGCTAAGGGTGCAATTAACGCAACTCCGGTATTTACTCCGGTGCGACGTGTTAGTGGTCGATTCAAAAAGTCGATTAGCTACACACAAAGCGCTGAGGTATCGCTGGATTTTAACGCTGCAAAGCAAATCCAAGACACAAAAGAGCTGACCGCAGAGATTGCCACAGAAGCGACCAAGCAAACCATTAACCTGATGCTTGCTGCTATTCATGGCACTGAGCAAGTGGTAACAGTGACAGGAACAACCATTGCTGCAACCGCTACTGGCTTGACTGACTCTGCTAACGGCTTCACTAACTTATCAGTGGGTGATTTTATTTTCCCTACTGGCTTTGCTAACGCGCTAAACAATCGAACTTACCGCATCACAGCAAAAGCGAACAACGGCACAATCAGCACTTACCCAGCGCCAGCCGCAACAGCAGTTGCAGGGCCATCAATTACAATTAGCTGCCGCAAGACTTACAACGCAAACACGCCTACTTACTACGCAGGCCAAAACCGCGTGATTGATGACGTTGCAGTTGGCGATATTAACTACGACACGCCGTTTGACGGCTTAATCAATCAACAGACTTTAGAAGTTGGCGAAACTGGCGTTATTACTTCGACAGTTAGCATGATGTTTGAAAAAGATTCTGTTAACTCAGCAGCAATTAGCGGTCAAACTGATGTTGCGCAATTAACTGATGATCCATTGTCGGCAGTACAAAACGTTGCGAACTGGTATTTTAATGACTTAACCGCTTTGTGCGTATTGAAGTCTGCAAACATCACTGTTAACAACAACTACCAAACAGACCAAGCGGCAGGCTGTACGCCTCGCATGAGTCGCGGCCAATTTGAAGTAACAATGGACGGCGCATCACGCTCTACCATTGCTAACTCGATGGCTGTGCGCAACTTGTATTACGCAGGCACTCGCGTTGCTTTCGGTGTTGAGTTTGATCACGGCGGTGGTCATAAGACTGTTGTTCATCTTCCGCAGGTTGTTTTAACTGAATGGGATATGGAAGACGGCCAGAATGCAATCAGTGCTGATAGCTTCAGTGCGGCGGCTGAGAAGTCGGCGGCGTTGGGCTACACGATTGCCGTTTTTCGCAATTGGCAATGATGATCGGTTAAGTATAAACTAGGCTCTTCGGAGCCTTTTTTATTGGTGAAAAATGAAACTATCAGAAGTGAGAGAATCAAAAGAGTTACAGCAAAGCGGTGCGCCAATCGCTGTGGGTGATGCTGTTTTCTATGTGCGCAGACTTGGCACGAAAGAAAGCCAGGAGGCGCTGAAGAATATCCGGCAGCAATTGTATGGGCCATTTCACAAAATGTCAGAAGTCGATAACAATCGGCTTTATGGTCACTGGCTCACAGAATACGGCGTCACCAATTGGCAAGGCGTAGAAGACCAAGATGGCGCACTTGAATACTCAAAAGAAGCAGCGCGGAACATCTTCACCAATCCTGAATACTTTTTATCGCTTAATGACCTACTAATCAGTGCTGCTCTACGCTTTGAAAACTATCTGCACGAAGAAGCGCAGGCAGACGGAGATAAGCTCGAAAAAAAGTAGCAGCCGACTTTAATGGTCGGGACTTACAAGCGGATTACAAAGCGGCGTTACAGATGGATAAATTCGGTGGCACAAATCACGCGGAAGAAGTGCTAAAAGAGCTTGAATCGGTTGAGCTAGATGAAAGGCAGTTTGCTTTGCTTTGCGCTTTCTACTCGGCGCGCAGGGAGTGTGAGCCAGACAGGCGCGCATCGTTAGCGACATTAGAGGCGACGACTGCTACAATAGATTATGAACAAGATTTAGCAATTGCCGTTTTAAAGAGATTAGATGATCACTTGATGAAACTAATCAACGACAAGCGGCAAAAAGACATTGACGCGATAAAGCGTAAGGGTGCGCGATGACTGATAAAATTATACGTATCAAGATTGAAGCGGGCGATAGTAAGGCGCAGATTGATAGCTTAGATAAGTCAATGGTCGGCTTAGGGTCCACTGTTGATAAAACTAATGCTGAGATTAACGAGCTTAATACAGACCTAACAAAGACCGCCCAAGGCGTAAAAGTTGCTGTCGGCGCATCAACTGAAGCTATTGGTGGCTTTGGCCGCTCTGCTGGTCAAGCGGGTATTCAAATCCAACAATTAGTCGGGCAGGTTCAAGGCGGGGTTTCGCCATTTGTCGCGCTATCTCAGCAGGCGGCAGACTTAGGTTTTGTGCTTGGCTTTCCGCTACTTGGTGCTGTTGTTGGTATCGGTGCAGCATTAGCAGGCCCATTAGTCGCAGCATTTACACAGGCAGAAGAAAGCGCCGATAAATTCAAAGAGACTTTGAAAGGCATTGTTGATACGCAAGAAGAATTAAAAGCAAACAAAGCTGTTGCTGAGATTAACGCACTCAATAGGGAATTCGACAAGCAGCAAGAAACAATCACTAACTTAAC